ATCTTACTCAAATCAATTCCTAGCTCTTTCTGAACTTTAGTTTTTAACTTAGGAGCTCTTAGAGCAAGAGATTTTAAATCATCAACATCAAACTGTTTACCTTCAAGGCCAACTAGATTTTTAAGAATAAAACCTTTTCCAGAGCCGGCTCCTCCAGCAAGTATTACTACATGGCCTGATTTAGGATATGCCTTCTTAGCAAAAGTAATTAGCTTTTCGTCTATTTGGCCAGGTGTTACGTCAGTCGCGTGTTTCTTTCTTTCGTCAGTCCCTAATTCTTGAGATTCACCAAACATCTGTTTAAATTTCTTTGTATGTTTAGACGGTTTTGTGTCAGCTCCTTTATCGCCTGGCGCGGGTTTATACGCTGACTTATCGTCATCATCTTTCTTAGCGCCTTTCTTAAAGTGAGCGTCTCTTTTATCTTTAGTGGACTTTGACATCTCATCACCATCAGCATCTTTTGCAAAATACTTTGCCGGCTGAGTACCTTTTTTGTCTTTTACATCTTTATCTTGTTTAACCTCTAATAGGTCTTTAATCCAATATTTGTTACTAAGACAATCTTCAACATATGTTGACTTTCTTTCATTTATATTAAATCGTGTTCCAGTTCGAAGACATACAACCTCATCACCTATATTAAATATTTCTTTAGCTATATACCTTTCTCGTAATGCGGAATGTTCTCCAAGGTCAATGTGCTTTCTAAAATTAACCATTTCTTTTAGTCCCATTCTTTTACGAATAAGATTAAAGACTCCTACTTTGTCTCCAAATGATTTTGGTAATCCATTACTAAATGATTCAAGGTCTCCACCTTTCGCTGCAGCTCGCATTTTCGAAGCAGACATACCAGATACATCATCAGCATCTGGGTCTCTATCACCAGCAGAAACAGTATTAATACTACTAAATTCATAGAATCCATGTCGAGCCTTTTTCCCGTTATATTGTCCCATTAATCTTTTGAATTCTGGTACTCTATCAGAGCCAACAACCATAGTTACTTCTCTAAACCCCTGATCATATAAATCTACGAGAATATTGAAAACGTTAATTACTTTTTTGTTAAAGATAATGTTTCGTCCATACTTAGGAAACATTTTTCTCATTAACTGAACTTTTTCTTTATACTTAAGCGGGTTTCTTTCTGGGTCACTGGATTGTGATACATAAATTCTATAGTTATTTCCCTTTGATACAGATATAACTTTTTTAATAAGTTTCTCGTGGCCAACCGTAGGCGGGTTAAATCTTCCAAAGGTGAAGACGACTGATTCATCTTTAGCTTCAGTATAAGTTTTAAAGGATTTAATGTCTGGTCTATTCATTAGTTGTCTACCTTTGCTCCCGCTCTCCATTGATAGCAAGACCAATACTTAGCTTTCCATTTTGGTCCAGGGTTATCACATCCGTGTCTTGCTCTAAAATTACTTCTACGCTCAGGGTCATCTCTTTTGATGCTCATCTTGGGGTCGCCGAATCTAACAACTACTACATTGCCTTCACTATTTTTTACGTATACTTTAAATTTCTTATTTTTGTTTTCTGAAGTTCGAATAGGATTATTTAGCTCAACCTTTTTACCTTGATATGTAGCCTCTTCGATTGTATGATCATATAGCATGTCACAACAAAAATCGTGAAAATTAAATGAGTCTTTTCTTAGTTTGCTATCTCCACCAGTTTTCTTTCTCATATTTGCCAATCTTTGTTTTTCAGAAGCGCGAATTTTTGGAAGAAGTCTTTTTGCAATCTTTATAATAGCGCCTTTTTTCTTTTGAAGTTTAAGTTCGAGTCTTTCTCTATCTGCAAAAGATAGTTTACTCATATCTTTACCTTTAATAAATTTTTTGGCTAGTTTATTTCGAGCTGCTTTTCTTGCTCTTTTTAGAAGCTTAGCAGGACTAGCTCTTTTCTTCATAGAGATTCTTCGTTTGATCGCAATGCGCTTAGCCATACGCCGCATTCTTTGTCCAACCTTAATTCGCTGTTGACGATTCAACACCTCATCTAATTGTTCTTCTGTCATCTCTTTAAACGATATCATTTTTCCCAGCCTTTGATTACATCACTTGAAAAGTTATTCATTGAAAATTCTAATCTGTCTACTAATTTAACTGCTCCACCTTTACTTTTATCAATAGCGACAAAACCTTCTGACCCAGTTACCTTAAATCCATTTTTGGTTCGGACAAAAGTGTCAATTTGTTTTACTCTATCTAGTTTATTTATAATAATTAACTTAGCTGAAACAATTGCATTCATTAAGTCAAACATTAGAATTAGATTCTTTTTATTAGATGGTGAGAAGAATTTTAATAGTTCTTTTTTCTTAGCATCAATATTAGCTTTTCCTTTAGCGCTTGAACGTTTATCTTTTTCTTTAGCAAACTTATCATCAAAATACTTTAACATATTTGAAACATGTTTAGCAGGATTTGTGATTCTTTCACCCTTTCGAACAAGAGTATTATTAAATGTTTCGATTCTACCAGCCAATTCTGTATTCTTTTCTAGCTCTCTTAATGTAGTTCCTTGAATCTTTTGAAATATTTTTCCTGCTCTTGACAATGCCTCGGTTACTTCTTTCGTATCTTTATCGGAGAATGTTGCAGTACCAGACATATCTCGATACTCTGCATCTTGATACCATACAGATTTCTTTTGCTTTAGGCTACTTAGATTGACTCCAAAGCTAGCTTTCATAGATTCAAAGTCTTTGCCGGAATACGTAGTATGCCAGACTACTCCAAGGTTAGCTTTTGATATAGTCTTACCCAATTCAGATTTAACTGGAACCGCATAAACAATAGTGTTGGGCTGAAATGTAAAGTATGATTCTCCATCAATCGATTCTTTAGAAACATCACCTTTAGTAAACATTATATCACCTTGAATTACTCCTTTGATTCCAAGGTCTTTTAATTCATTGAATGCAATTGATAGTTTATCTGCAAGATCGCCAGACGTATCAGCCCTAACATCAGACTCTGATTTATAAACTTTAGGGTTCTTATTAAAAATTCCTTTCTTAGCAACAAAGAATTTTCCATCACTTGGATCAATCCCAGCAAAAACTGCAGGAGCACCATCCCATTTAACAGTGACATTTGTAGATGTTTTAGAACTTCCAGCTAACATATCTCTTAAAGAGCGAAGAGCAAAGATTGCCTCTCGAGCTCCTTTTACACCAGCATATATTACACGATCCTCAATGTGAGTCATGTGTACGTTTTTACCAGACTTAGTAGCCTCTAAAATGTCTACATATTGTTCAAATGAATTCACGGTTTTAATACTACCTTTGCTTGTTTGAGATTACCTTGTGGACCGGCTGAGTTTTTCAGATACTTTAATAGTGCCTGAACAGCTTTTTTAAATAAACCTTTAAAGGTAAATTCTCCATCGTCCAAATACATTGATCCACGATTCTTAACGGGGACTTTAAAATCAAATTTCCAATTGCCTGTACCCTTTGGCCGCTGACCACCATGTTTAGCTGACCATTTTAAATAATCAACATCAAATGGTATAGAACCAAAAAGTTCTTTTAGCTCCCCGTCTTCGCTCATTGCGTGTTCTTTAAAACTTTTCATATCTTCCTTTTTATTAAGTTGACCAAACTTTATAATCTTGCCATCTTTAATTAAATATTTTGAAAATTTTATGTCAGAGTTTTTCTTAGCAACCTGGTCTAATATTCTAACATTTTCTTTGTGGTCATCATAAATTCTTATTTCATCAATACCTTTACCTTTATTATATCTCTTTATATACTTTTCAATAATGTACATCTTTCTTTGTGGTATTGGTCCATACTTAAGGTTTCCTGCCAGCTCAAAACGAACTCTTTTATCGTTTACTTTAATCCCCTGTTTACGAAATGCATCTTTGAACTCTGAATTGTCGTCCATATTAGAACGTGCTGTTAGAAAGACAATCATATCACCAGCAGCAAATTGTTTCTTGAGTTCTTTTAGAGTTCCTTTGATAACCTTCGATGATGCTTTAAAAAATTTAGCATCTTGAAATTCAGAAAAATCGTACTCTTCGCCATCTCCCAATACATGACTATTGAATTCGTCATTAGGAAGTTTTTCAATGACTTTACCTGTACTGGTATCACGCACAATCACATGCGCAAAGGAATGAAACACAGTTTCATCTATATCAAAAAATGATAGTTTTATTCCCATATATTCAGAGTTCCCATTAAAATCGTTATCTCTATTTATATAGTTTTTGTTTTCAGATGTTCTAACCACTCATTATATAATGTTTTTTCTATTCTTGAAGCCTCTTTCTCCCAAGGTAAATCTGTATATGAGACTCTCTTTATATTGATAAACTGACTTTTCCAACGAGTTTTCGTCGGACTTCCATCGTCATGGTCATAGATATCTTGCATCTCGCCTCGAGCCCATTGTTTCACATGAACCATCTCGTGAGCTAGAGTTTGAATCATCCAGTCATCATCATGTGAATCAAGATTGACCGTGAACTCTCGTGAACAACGGTTTGTATCTTCCCAAATACAATCACCACTACTGGCAGTTTTACTCTCATAATGAGGACTTAGATGAATATCAATCTGCAAAGTCTTCATTCGAGGCATTAGTATATCTTTGAAGAAATATGCAGCTTCAGCGACAAGTTGTCGCTTTCTTTCGGTCGACCCACTAATTTCTAAAACCATTAAGATACTTCTGTCTGTTTTACTACTTCGAAATGTTCATCTTCATCCATTAGCCATCGTGACCAATTGACTTTCATCGAACTGATAATTTTCCCGTTGGGAACTGAATTTTCAGATGGCTTTTCTACATGAAATGTATCACCGTGATTATGGATTCTTTGTTGACCCAGTTTTGTTTTAGCTTTTAGCTGTATTATTTTTACCATATACTAATATATTACACGATAAATGGTACAATGTAAAGATAAAAATAAGCCAAAATGCATAAAAAACCGAGACAATATGTCTCGGCTCTAGTTTACACCGTAAAGCCCGAGAAATCTTTACTTTGAGATGATTGATTAGACGTCGGTTCGTTTGTCAGTGTCTGAGCGGAATCGTCGACGTCATATAATCTCATTTTTGGACGATCAATTCCGAGAACGAATCTTTTGTTTTGGGTCAAATCATTATATCGATTTTTCAGTTGTTTAACCATTATCTGATTCATACCTTCAAGTTGCTCTGTTGATATTAGAGCTAACATAAGGTCAGCTGTGGCTGGCAATCCAAACGATTCTGCAGTGTCTGTCAATTCCACGTCAGTATTTGCGAATCCAGTTCGAGTAACCTGAGTTGCCGACCACACTGGTACCTTAAATTCTCCGGCCAATCCTCTAAGTTCTTCTGCTATAGCTTTAATTAAAGAATACGTATTCACTGAGCCACCCAGTCCTTTGATTCTAGATGATGCACAAATATTAATATAATCAATAAAAATCATATCCGGCTCAAAGCTCTTTTTTAATTTAAGTTCATTTAATAAAGACCTAAAGTGACCAACGTGAGCTGTAGATGTTGGGTATTCTTTAATAATTAGCTTCCCATTTGTTTTGGCTTTAATCTTGCCAACCTTTGTATCAAATAGTTGCTTTGGTAAACTTTCAATCTGATCAATAGGGACATCCATAAGATTAGCATCGATTCTTTCAGCAATTCTTTCTTCTGCCATTTCTAAAGTAATGTACAAAACATTTCTTCCTTGAGATAATGCAGCAGATGCCAAATGACACATTGCTAATGATTTACCAACTCCAGTTCCAGCGAGGATAATATTAAGAGTTTTGTTAGTAACTCCACCTTTAGTAATCGTATTCATTAACTCAAGGTCAAACGGAATGCGTTCTTCCTTTTCGTGGTAAAAGTCAAATCTACCTTCTGCGTTTTCGATATAGTCGTGACCTACATTTTTATCAAATGAGATCGATAGAGCTTTAGTTAATATTTCTGGTATTGCTCCTTCTCCGAGGTGTTTATCTTTTCCATCTATAATACCAATCGATTGCATAATTGCTAAATACACGGCTCTGTCTTTACACCACTTTTCAGTAGTCTGTAACAACCATGTCATATCAACCTCGACTGGATTGTCGAGTTCTTGAATCAATTTAACTACATCATTTGTTTCTGGTCTATTTGCGTATTGAGAAGATTGAAGCTCAATATCTAAAACCGAAGATGTCGGAAGTTTATTGAATTTTCCAATAAATTGTAAGAATAAGTCATATACTGGTTTATGCTCTTTTTCGAAGTATTCTTGTTTTAAGTGAGGTAATGCTTTTCGGCAATAATCCTCATTTTGTACCAGTGTCTTTAGTATTATCGTCTGTATGTTTTCCTGCATCTTTTGCTTTTGCGCTTTCTTGAATTAAATCTGCTAATATATCTCCAATATAATGTTGGAACTCTGTAGACTCTTCTAAAATTTCTTCTAAGGTGTCTGGCTTTTCTTCCAACTTCCAATTAAAATTTATAGGTAAAGAACCATCTTCAGTTGGCTCTTTGATTTGTACTTTGCCATAAGTAAAGATTACATCTGTGTATTTTCCTTTAAGAAGTTTAACTGAATAAAATTGAGAATCTTCTTTAAATACTAGTTTGTAATCTTCATCTTCTTTATTCAGAATCGTTGTCATTACTTAATATCGAACCAGTTGCGATCTTATATCTTTTAATTAACCAATCACTAAAATCGGTCTTTTCAATAATGTCTGCAAAAAATGCGTCATCACATTGCTTTTGTCGTACATTGCCACTTAGCTCTTCGCCTGTTGTAGGATTGTTAGCTACATACCAACCGACTTTAGGCTTTAATACATATCCGCCTTCAAGAGCCGCATCAAGCAGACCAGAAGATTTGTTGATACCACCTTCCCAAGTTACATTGATAGGAATCTTTGATTTCTCTTTTACAAAGCGAGACTTTTCTACATTAATAACAAAATCATATCCTGTTACTTCAGTACCGGTCTTTTCTTGTCTACGACCAATAATCCAAATATTATCTGCCGAGTAATAGATTCCCGTACCGCCGGAAACAATCTGTTTAGGGAACAGGCCAATCTCTTGGTAAGTATGATTTACAGCCAATAATGGAATATCTCTTAATGTTAACATTGGAGTTATCATACGAAATAATCCTTTAAGAGCTTTAGCTCTAGACATATCTGCTACACTCTTTGCGTTCAGCGCGTCATCAAGTTCTTTCTTAGATGCAATATTGCCAACTGAATCGATAATAACTACCACCTTATCTTTTCTTTCAATTTGTTCTAGCTGATTGACAATATCAAACTTCAGTTCTTCAATGTTAGTAACTGGAGTGTGTAGAACTCTGGACGTGTCAATATCAAAGCTTTCGAAATAAGATTGCGGTGAACCAAACTCTGAATCATAGAACAATAAGACAGAATCTTTATGCTTCTTTAAATATGCTGATGCCATCAACAATGCAAAGGATGTTTTGAAATGTTTACTTGGACCGGCCAAGACTGTAAGACCTGATGATAATCCACCATCAAGTGAACCAGATAGCGCGACATTAATCATGCCAACTGGTGTGGAAACAAACTCTTTTTCATCAAAGAGCTTTGATTCGGATAGAATCGATACGCCTTTTACCTTTGACGTTTTTTGTAATTTTTCTAATAGGCTCATAGTTACTCTTTCTCTTTTTTTATACTACTCATTATATAATATACTGACGTGGATGTCAATTAATAAAACTGTCTAAACTTGCAGTAGCTTCAGCAAATTCACGACTTCTGTTTAAATTGTTTTGTCGAACAAACTCAGAATGAATAACATCAAGTTTACCATCAAGATAATCTTTAACACTCTGTGCCATATCTGTAGCAGTTGTTACGGGAACATTCTGACAAATCATATTTAAATTTTTCAATCCGCCCTGTAACTCAAAGTCACTTGGCATCTTCATAATAGATAGGGCTTCACGTATTGTAATATACCTATCTTCGTCGGGGTGTGCTAATTGTTTAGCAAAGTGACCAACGAATGCTGATGTGTGGCCTTTACCTAGTTCAACGCATCGCCTCATTATATTACCACCACCTTTTAATTTGTGATACATTCTCATTGCAGAAGCTGCTGGTTTTTCTAATCCCTTTTCAGCAAACCATTCTGATGCTTGTTTAAATCCATTTACACCACGATTGTCTTCTACCCAATTAATAGGATTTGTTGACTTCTTAAGTTTCTTATAAAATTCTTGGTGAGTAATTCCACCTTCCATTTCTTCAAGTACATATCGATACCAAGGGTCTTCACTTGGCTTTGTTTTATTGACGACTTCATTCATAGGGTCATCATCTGAAACAAATGCGTTGCGTATACATTCTTCAATAGGTTCTTTTTCTCTACTAAAGTAAGGAAGCTGCGGACAATGTTTATCATTCCAAAAGAAGTAAAACGATCGATTACGTACTTGACCTAGTCCGTGAAGAGTTGATTTTGTCTTATAAACAGTAAATGTATATCCAAACTTTTCTCCAATACGACGTAGCTTTTCTACTACGGGTTTACCCATATTTCCATAAAGACCAGGAGCATTCTCACCCCATAGTACCTTCGGACGTAGTTCTTTAAGAACGTGTGTGGATGATTCTAACATCCAGTCATTTGCCGCATTATCTGCAGAGGCTGAAGTATTCAACATTGAAAGACCAGCACAAGGGCAAACTGAATTGACAACATCAACGTGTTTAACGTATTGCATGTTTTGATTATCTTCGTCTAGTAGATAATATGGAACGGTGTTATCATAATAATTTAATAGTTGAGAATCATTTGCTTTAAATCCACTATAGGATAAAATGTATTCTGGCTTTTTACCAAATGCATTTTGCATTGCGATTGTTTCACCACCAATAAGTGGTATGATTGAGGCATATGTATAATCTTTAGGCATTGGTCACTCTTTCTCTTAATTCACTTGTGGAAAAGGAATGTCTGCGTTTATTATAATGAATATTACAAAGTCCTTTTCCAGTGTGCTCTTTGTCTTTATATTCTTCACCAACAATTCTAATGTCGGGGTTTATTGTTAAAATCATATCGATCAAATCTTGTTCACTTTCAAATGGTATTACTTCGTCAACATATTGACAAGAAGAAACTTGAATGTATCGTTCGAACACCGATTGAACTGGTCTATTTTTTGAATCTGGTCTATCTTTTGTCGGGTCTACTAACAATCCAACTACAAGATAATCACAAAGTGACTTAGCTTCTTTTAGCATAACTATATGACCCGAATGAAATAAATCAAAGGTAGATGCAGTTAGTCCTACTTTTCGTTTTTCACTTTCTCGCATAATTCCTTTATTAAATTTAAAATTTTCAATTGCCAATCTTTATTGGCATAGGGGTACATTCTGCAAAGATTTGCGATTGCGTGTACCTGTATTGTCTTTATATTTATGCCTTGATAAAGATGATTTTTTACAAGGTTTCTTTCAATAACTCGAGGGTTTATAATTTCTCTTTTAAGAGCGTATGACGCATAGTACTTTGAAAAGTCAATAACCCAAGAAGAATATAAACCAGGTTCTTGAATAGGGTCAATAAAGTAAACTTCATCGCCATAGCTATCACTCATAATATTTTCAAATGAGGCATCGCCATGACCAAATGTATATGGAGTATTTGGATATTCTTTTCTCATACGCTTATCAAGAAAATCATCTAACTCTTTGTTATCTATTCTGCCTTTACATCTTTCCATATAGTCTCTATAAAGAGCAACTTGCATTTTTGGTTCTTGATAACCTTCAAGCGGTACTCGACCATCAAACTTCATAATTTTTTGTAAGATAGCATCAATACTACCATAATAGTCTGAACCATACGGGTGAAGTCTTTCCATTCTAATTGTATTACCAATTACGGAACGAATCTTTGGTACTTTAAATCCTCGGTCTTCTGCTGCTTCATACCATTCAATTACTTTACCTGGATATTCGTTGTGAACTTTTACCACATCGCCTGATGCATTATCAATATAAACTCTGTCACCACTCCAGCCCTCAAGCTCTTCTTGTCCAAAAGACTTTACAAAATCATCTGGTGTTATACCTTTGTCATCAATGTAATAGAGTCCTAGCTTTTTCTGAAAACACAATGAAGTATATTTTACTAAATTGTTATCTAACCAGTCTTCAATTTGTGGTCGGTATGTTTTTTCTGCCTCTTCTCGATTTTTGCATGAGAGTGTACCTCGTGCAGTTACTATATGAATATCCCACCCTTTATTATAAAGGTTGTTTAGTTTATCAATCAAAGGTCGATTGGGTAATGCATTATACCAATCACGCTTTTTAGTAAACGCAATCGTATCATCAAAATCTACCACTAATGTTTCTTCCCATTTAGCCATATTGTTTCATTATCTCTCTAAGTGTTGTCATTGCTATTCCATTTAATCTTGTACCATCATAATACGACAATTTTAACATATTGTCAAGAAGATTCTTTTTATGCATATATTCTGTATGGTCATTTTCTAATAGTTCAATTTTATCGTGGAGGTCTTTTGAGTCTTTAATTCTAAAAAAGTCGTCAACATTTAAGTGGTCTTCTGAATCATAGTCTGGGTGAAGAAACGGAATAATTCCATAATGTGCCATTTCCCAAAACTTAGCGGTTGCCCAACCTTTTTTGATTGGAATACAAAAAGTATATTTAACTCTTTCCAACATTGATTGAAGCTCATTAAATTTTTTAGGTCCTTTAAAGCGAGGGTCTTCATT